ATGCTTTGCACAGCTTTTGTTTCAGCAGTATTAGCAATAAAAATAGTAGCCGCCCATTTGTATAAAACAATAGACAGCTACCTTGATAAGCACGACGCTCAAATTATGGATCTGATTAAGTGGGCAAAGGAGAATGAAAATTGAACAAGTTTTTAATGTTTGTAGTGTTTATTCTCAACGCAATTAGCTTACTTCTGCTGATTACAGCAATGCTTATCAAAGCAGGAGTTATCCGTTAAGAAAGAAGTATTCAAAAAGTACAATTAGAATTACTGATAATAGGAAAACCGCAATCAACGGCATTGAATATTTAGTAATTCCTAATATTAAAACTTTTATGTTTCGTGTTTTGTATGTATACATCTTTTTATCTAACGGTCTTAAAGGAATTCCTAAAGCACAACAACAATCATCATATTCTTTGTCGACTAATTTTGAAATGCTTTGAAAGTTAATTTTATCTAATGGAAGAGAAAATACATAGCTGAGTTTTCCGCCTGCGATAAGTTTATTATCGGCAATAATATCTTCGCATTTTTCAACGGCTTGTTTAATTTCAGAAGTAATTTCCTTTTTGTACAAATGTTCTTCAAGCAGGTTGAATATGGGGAAAATCACTAATTCATATCGTTCTTTCAGATAGGTTTTGTTCTGTTCCTTTTTAAATAATATCCAAGAAAGAACCAAAGTGCATAAGGTTGAAACTGCGGATATTATTAAAGTCAACCACGATAAAATATCATTCATATTTATGCTTCCTTTCATAGTTAATCATAACATTTAAGGTCGTGTAAAGCAATAAAATAATAAAATATCGAAAAGCAGGTGAGAAAATGGCAAAACTTAAACTTATTGACACAAAGGACAGGTTTCTTCTTGAAATTGACGGAACAGAAATTCCGTATGTTACAAGCTATCAGATAACACGAACGGTCAGCGAGGTTGTACTGCTCAAGCTGGCTCTCAGCGTTGCTGATGTTGAATCAGTCGAAATCGTTTCAGACAAAATTACCAACGAAAAATAGGAGGCGAAAGTATGGACACAGTTCAGATGAACAAAAAAATCAAAGAAATTATGGATAGCAGTGATTTCTATCTGCTTTCTGAGGACGCCGCAAAGGCTATTGGAGTTGCTCCGCAAAAGTTGCGTGAACAGGCAAAGGACGAACCCGAAAAATTGGGATTCAATGTAATTGTAGTCGGCACATCTATCCGTATTCCGAGAATACCGTTTCTCAATTATATTCTCGGTTCAAACCCAATGAAAGGAGTGTAACAAATGCGGTTAAGAAATTACCCGACAAAAAGAAAGCTGCTCAAAGATATCGAAAGCCTCAGAGCAGAGAACAGACATCTCAGCATTGAGCTAAGAAACGCAAGAACGGACCTTGCACTTGAAAAAACAGCGTCAAGCGGTTATAGGCACGAAAACAGAGAGCTAAAACGCAAGCTCAAAGTCCTTGAAACGCCTGAATCCGATTCCTTCGGTTTTGAATGTGTGGGGGTGAAGAAATGAAAGAAAATGTTTTTGAACGAATGGAAAGAATTGACGGACAGAGAAAAATCTCTGATTTCATTGTTAAGCAAAAACAGGATTATGAATTTAAAGTTAAGTATGCAACTATCAGAGCGAGAGAATTTGCTGAAGAATGCGATAGACGAGAATTAGACTATCACGTTTCGGTCGGCGGTCTTGATAGCATTACATTATTTATCTTTTTAAAGTCGATCGGAATCCATGCCCCAGGAATCAGCGTTTCTTATCTTGAAGATTCGAGTATTCAAAAAATACATAAAGAGCTCGGAATTGAAAGGTTAAAGCCATCAGTTCGGTATGTTGACAGTGCAGGAAAAGAACACCGCTGGACTAAACAGGATATAATTCAGGAGTTTGGATTTCCTGTCTTATCAAAAGAAATTGCCGCCAAGATTGAATTACTTGCAAATCCGACCGAAAAAAACAAAACTGTTCGACACGCTATTGTAACAGGCGAAACAGGGGCATATGGCGGTTATCAAAAAAACAGTCGTATGAAAATGTCGCAAAAATGGCTTGAAAAGTTCGGCGGTTATGCGAACAATGAAGAGGGTACAAATTACCAAATTCCAAATTTCAAAGTGTCATCAAAATGCTGCTATTATCTAAAAGAAAAGCCTTGTGACATTTGGGCAAAAGAACATAACAGCGTGCCTTATCTTGGCTTGATGGCTTCCGAAGGCGGAAGAAGAGCTAAATCCTTAATGATAAATGGTTGTAATTATTTCGGTAAATCTACAATCAGATCAGCACCGTTTGCGATTTTTAACAGACAGGACATTTTGCAACTTGCTCTTGATTTAAATGTTCCTGTTCCCGAAATATACGGAAAAATCGAGAGGCAAGAAGATGGTACTTTGTACACAACCAAGGCTCAAAGAACAGGTTGTTCAATGTGCGGATTTGGTTTGCACTTGGAAAAGCGCCCTCATAGATTTGACTTACTTAAAGAGCAAAATCCTAAAGAGTGGGAGTATTGGATGTATAACTGCTGCACAGATGATAAAACAGGCGAAAGATACGGCTGGGCAAGGGTGTTGGATTATATCAATGTTAAATATTAATTGCAATTGCAAAGAAAAATCCGCTGAAACTCTGCAAAGCCTCAACGGATAGTAAGGATATAAACAATATAACCACTTTAATTATATCCTTTCTTACTCAAAAAATCAAGAAGGAAGGTTGAAAAAATGTCAGAAATAACAGTAAGCGAACAGCATAAGCAGGCAATTGAACTGCATCAGAAGATAATCGTCAGCGCAAACCTTGCACAGCAGAACATATGGGATATGTGCAACGGACTTAAAACAATGCGTGACAACAAGCTGTACAAGGAGCTTGGACATCAGAACTTCGAGGACTACTGCGAAACAGAGGTAGGTTTTAACAGAACACAGGCACATAAGTATATTTCTATTATAGAAAATACCTCTGAAAATGTTTACTCGAGTAAACATTTGGGAGTAAGTAAACTGTATCTCTTATCTACCATAAGCGAACCCGAACAGGCTGAAATCGCCGAAAAGCTTGACCTTGAAAACACAACGGTCAAGCAGTTAAAGGCAGAGATTGACAAGCTGAAGGACGAAAAGCAGGAGGCAACCGACAAGAGCATTGACTATTGCAGACAGCTCAATAACGCTAAGAAAGACGCTGACTATTACAAACAGCAGGCGGACACTTCAAAAGAAAGCTATCGCAATATTGAAAATCAGCTTGCAGAGGAAAAGAACAAAAATTTCAAGCTGACGAATAAAGTTCAGGAGCTTGAAAGCCGTCCTATCGAAGTTGCCGTTGCAGAGCCGAGCGACAATGAACGCAGACTCAATGAAACGATTAAGGTTTTGGAAAGGGAGAACATTAAGCATTATGACGAACTCGAAGAAGAATACCGCAACAACGAAAAAATTGTCAGAAAACAGCTTGAAGATGAAAAACAGGAGGCTCTTCGCAAACAGAAAGAGGAGTATGAAGAAAGGCTGAAAAATGTTCAGACTGCCGACGGTTCATCAGATGACAAGGATGTCTTTAAGGCATACTTTTCAATTGCATATGACAGCTTTGTCCGTATGCTCGATTTCGCCAAGCGGTCACAGGACAAGGAATTTTTCAAAGGCAAGGTTGAACATTTAATAGAGGCACTTGCCACACAAAACATAAATCTTTAAGGGGGAACAACAATGAAACTTTATGAGCTTACCGAGATGTACTCGGATTTATTTAATCAGTTTGACGCTATCAACGAATGGGAACCTGATACGAATGCAGACGGAATGCCGATTGATGATGACGGCAACATTATTGCCAATGTGGATGCATACCGCAACAAGATGTTGACAGCGTGGTTCGATACTCTCACGGGTATTGAGGGCGAATTTGACGAGAAAGCTGAGAGCATTGCAATCTACTACAAACAGCTTCTTGCCGAGGCTAAAATGCTTAAAGCCGAAAAGGCGGCAATTGCAAAAAGACAGTCACAAAAAGAAAAACAGGCGGAGAGTCTTAAAACCTATCTGTTTAAGTCAATGCAGGCACTCGGCAGACAGAAGATTGATATGCCGAGAGCGGTTATGTCACTTAAAAAGAACGCTCCGAGCCTTGTTATTGATGATGAAATTTCATTCGTTGAGTGGGCGGAGGAACACAATCTTGACCACCTCTTAAAGTACAGTATGCCCGAAGTGAAAAAGAATGATGTCAAGGCTCTCTGCAAAAAGGGCGAAGAAATCCCCTTCGTACATATGGAAGCCAAGCAGTCATTAAGTATTAAGTGAGGTGTTATTTATGGGATTACCTATATTGGTTTTAGGATATTCAGGCAGCGGAAAATCTGCCTCTTTAAGAAATTTCAAAGCAAATGAACTTGCTCTTGTGAATGTAAACGGAAAATCACTCCCGTTCAGAACAAAATTTACTTCTTCAATCAATTCCGACAACTACATAGATATTGAGGACTTTATCAAAAAGCAGAAATGCAAGTCGATTGCAGTTGATGACGCACAGTATCTCATGGCTAACGAGTATATGAGAAGAGCCAAGGAAACAGGCTTTCAGAAGTTTACCGATATCGGTAAAAATTTTTGGGAGCTTGTGAAAGAGGTTGAAACTCTCCCGAATGACACGATTGTTTATTTTCTCAGCCATATTGAGACCGACGAAAACGGCAGACAGAAAGCTAAAACAATCGGCAAGTTGCTTGACGAAAAAATCTCGGTCGAGGGAATGTTTACCACGGTTTTAAAAACTGTTGTCGTTGACGGCAAGTATCTTTTTGCAACACAAACGGACGGTAACGATACCTGTAAAAGTCCGATAGGCTTGTTTGATTCAATGTACATATCAAATGACCTTAAAATTGTTGATGAAGCATTGAGAACATACTATTCAATGCAACCCGAACAGTATTGTGATGAGTGCAAAGCACCGATACTTTCGGACGGTAAACGCACCGTTAAACAGATCATTGACGGCACAACAAAAAATTACGGCAGACAACTCTGCATGCAGTGTGTTGCAAAGCTGATAAAGCAGAAGAAACAGGAAAAGCAGAGAGAGGGTGCAGACAATGCAACTTCGACCGTATCAGAATAACCTTGTTGAACAGGTAAGACAGGCTTGGCGAGAGGGTTACAAAGCTCCTTGCATAGTTCTCGGTTGCGGTGGCGGAAAGTCCTGCATTGTCGCAGAAATTGCAAGACGAACAACTTGGAACGGGAAACGGGTGCTGTTCCTTGTTCACAGGAGAGAGCTTGTTGACCAAATATTCAGAACCTTTGTCCGCTGGGGTGTGCTTATGGATTTGTGCCAAATCGGTATGGTGCAGACCTTTACACGAAGATTGAAGAAACTGCCCAAACCCGCACTTATCATCACAGACGAAAATCATCACAGCCTTGCACAAAGCTACAAACGCATTTACGAACATTTTTCAGATGTTCCGAGGGTTGGCGTCACCGCAACACCTGTCCGATTAAACGGTGACGGTTTGGGCGATGTCAACGACAAGCTCATAATCGGTGTGAGTACAAAATGGCTCATTGAGCATAACTGCCTTGCCCCGTATGATTACTATGCTCCGAGTGTCGCCGACCTTACGGGTTTACACACCAAAATGGGCGAATATGTCGCCTCCGAGATAGAAAAAGCAATGACTAAAAATACAGTTTTCGGAGATGTAATCAAGTATTACAGACAGCTTGCAGACGGCAAAAAAGCGGTGTGCTATTGTTCAACTGTCAAACACAGTATGGCAACCGCACAGGCATTTTGCGAAGCGGGTATATCAGCAAGGCATATTGACGGAGCAACTCCAAAGGCACAGAGAGAACAGATTATAGCCGATTTCAGGAATGGCAAAATTACAATTCTCTGCAATGTGGATTTGATTTCAGAGGGCTTTGATGTGCCTGACTGCGAATGTACAATTCTGCTCCGACCTACTCACAGCCTTACGCTTTACATTCAGCAGTCAATGCGGTGTATGCGTTATAAGCCAAACAAAAGGGCGGTAATCATTGACCATGTGGGCAACTATGCAAGGCACGGAATGCCTGATGACGACCGAGAATGGACGCTTGAAAAACGCAAAAAGCTGAGTGTTAAAAAAATCGAAAAGGAGCAGGAGGAAAAGGTCAGACAATGTCCCGAATGTTTCTTTACATTTTCAGCACCGCCGGCAGGGCAGAAAGCCGTGTGTCCGCATTGCGGTTATGTATTCCCGACAGCCGAAAGGACCGTTGAAACCGATACCACCGCAAAGCTCATTAAGGTTGAGGGATTCAAGCTTGATTTCAGCACACCCGATGATTGCCACAGCTATGCGGACTTGCTTGCATACGCAAAAAGCCACGGCTACAAAACAGGCTGGGCATATTTTCAGGCACGAAAGAGAGGTATGATAGCTTGACAGAAGAACACGCAATTCAGAACAAAATCCGTATTGCAATTGCACCGTACTGCGATATTTTCCGTATAAATGTAGGTGCAGGCTTTACAAAGGACGGCAGATATTTCAATACGGGAGTTCCGCCCGGATTTTCGGATTTGTTCGGTGTCAGAAAATCAGACGGCAGGGCGGTCTTTATCGAGGTTAAAACACCCAAGGGCAGACCTACCGAAAAACAGCAGAAATTCATACAGATGATGAAACTCAACGGTGCGGTAGCAGGAATATGCAGAAGTGCCAATGAAGCAATTAAATTAATTTTGGAGGAATAATCATGGGTTTTAAATCAAACTGGAACGAAGCAACACAGGGCAGTTCAATCAAGCCTGAGGGTGATTATGAGTGCCTTATCGCTAAGGTTGAGGAGAGAGTAACAAAGAATGGCAAAGAAAATCTGAACATCTCAATGGTAATCAGAAATGATGTTGAGCAGAACTATAAAAACGGATATATATTTGATACATTGTGGAAGAAGAAAGAGCCTACAAACGCAGACTTGCAGGTCAAGGGATACAGCTATGGTCAGATTATGGCACTCGGCAAGGCGGCAGGACTTCCCGATGGCAAGGAGTACGACAGCCTTGAGCAGTTCTGCAGTGAGCTTGTCAATAAGCCGTTGCGTGTAACTATAAAGCACGAAGAATACAACGGAAAAACACAGGAGCGAGTAAGCTGGAGAAATCCTACAAAATATCCGACTGTAAAGCATATTCCAAAGCAGACGACAACCAATACAGCTACAGCCTATGCACAGCCACAGCAGAGTTATGCACCTGCACAGACAGCAAATCAGGGCTTTGTTGATATGCCGATTGACGATGATTTGCCGTTCTGATTTTAAAAAAATTCTTCGGGAATTGCATAAAGCAGTGCAATTTTCACCGTGTTTTTCCTTATATATGGAGGTGAAAAAATGGGCTTTACAAATTTAAACCCAAATAAAAATAAATATTTTGCAGTTCCCGAGGAATTGAAAGGTTACAAAAACTGGGTGTGCTGGCAGTCATATCCCGATCCGAAATCGCACAGCGGAATTTCAAAGAAACCGATAAATCCAAGAACGGGTGGCTTTGCAATGCCGAATAACTCGGACACTTGGTCGGACTTTGAAACAGCAGTCAGAGAATCCGCCAAATATTCAGGTATAGGCTTTATGTTCTCAAATTCACCGTTTTTCGGTGTTGACCTTGATGATATGCCGAATGACATTCAGGACTACCAAAACGGCGGAGCTGACAACATAATCAGCGAGTTTGTGAACACTTTGCAGAGCTACACCGAATTTTCGCAGAGCAAGACAGGCGTTCACATAATCTGCAAGGGAACTCTTCCCGAGGGCAGAAGAAAGGCGAAGAATGATTCGGGCGGTTTTGAAATGTACGAAAACGGCAGATTCTTCGTTGTGACAGGTGATTACTGCTCTGCATATGCGTACATAAACGATTGCACCGAAAGCATAAAGCCGCTGCATTCAAAGTATCTCGGCAAGGCAACAGAGCCACAGCCTAAGCTCCGTAACATTGAGGTTAATCCGAACACCGTTGACGATATTGTCAGAATCGCCTGCAATGCCAAGAACGGAAGTCTTTTCAAGGCTCTGTACAGCGGTGATTTTTCGGCTTACTCGTCACAGAGCGAGGCGGATATGGCTTTTTGCAATATGCTTGCGTTCTGGTGCGGTTGCGATACCGACAAAATGGATTCGATTTTCAGACAATCAGGATTGATGCGTGACAAGTGGGACAGAAAACAGTCGGGTACAACCTACGGCATTATAACCCTGCAAAAGGCTGTGTCGGGCTGTACGCAGACCTATAACCCAAAACAGCATAACGATTATTCAATTTCAATCGGTGAGGGCAAGGCTGTTCAAGCGGTTGACGAAGAAAAAATGCGTGCCTACACCTTTGACGATATGGGTAATGCCGACAGGTTCGTTGATTTATTCGGCGATAATGTAAGGTATTGTTACACCGAGAAAAAGTGGTATTACTACAATTCTATGAAGTGGTGTGTTGACAATATCGGGGTAGTTTTGCGAATGGCGGACAAAAGCGTTGAGGCTATGAAAGCCGAAGCAAGGCTGTACTTGCAAGCTGATGAGGAGAACGGCGGAGATATGTCAAAAGCATTTGAAAAGCATATGAAAGCAAGCCGTTCCAACAAATCAAAAAAAGCAATGCTCAACGAGGTTGAACACCATATCCCCGTACTTCCGGCACAAATGGATAAATACCGTATGGCATTAAACACCCCAAGCGGAATAATCAACCTTAAAAACGGCGAAATGAGGGCACATAATCCCGAATATTATTTTACAAAGATTACTTCGGTTGACTGCTCTCAAACGGCAGAGTGTCCCCGTTGGCTTGCATTTCTTGACGATATTTTTGCAGGCGATAAGGAGCTTATTCGCTACATTCAAAAGGCGGTCGGTTACAGCCTGACAGGCTCAACAGCCGAGCAATGCGCATTCTTCCTTTACGGCACGGGACGAAACGGCAAGAGTACATTCATTGATGTTATCCGTGATGTATTCGGCGACTATGCCGCAAACATTCAGCCTGAAACAATTATGGTGAGAAATTCGCAGAGCAGTGCCATAAACAGCGACATTGCACGGTTAAAGGGTGCAAGGCTTGTCACCTCGGTTGAGCCGAACGAGGGCGTGCGAATTAATGAGGGACTTCTCAAACAGCTTACGGGTGACGATACCGTAACGGCAAGAAAGCTGTACAGCGAGGAATTTGAGTTCAAGCCCGAGTTCAAGCTGTGGATGGCAACAAACCATAAACCGATTATCAGAGGCACTGACACGGGCATATGGCGAAGAATACATATGATACCGTTCAATGTTCAGATTCCCGAGGATAAGGTTGATAAGAACCTTACGCATAAGCTCAAAGCCGAAATGACCGCAATTTTCAAATGGTGTATCGACGGCTGTATTCTTTGGCAGATAGAGGGTTTGAAAATGCCGTCTGCCGTTCTTCAAAGCGTGAGAGAGTACAAGCGTGAAATGGATGTTATTTCCGCATTTATCGAGGACAGATGTGTGTTAGAGGGTTCGGTTCAGGCAAGCACGCTCTATGCCGCCTATACAAGCTGGGCAGGGGATAACAACGAATATTGTATGTCAAATACCAAATTCAGCACCGAACTTGCCAAACGATTTGAAAAAGTAAAGGGAAGAAATTTCAATTATTTCAACGGAATTTCAATTTATAAAGATTGTTAGTGTGGTAGCTTGAGGAGGGTTTACGGGTTTTTCTAACCTTTCGTATAAGAAAAATAAACTAATATTATATATATAGAAAGGGTTCTTTAAAATAGCACCAAACCCACCACAAGCCTCCGCAGGAGGTAATATGAAAAAATATGATTTTAACAATCCACAGGTGTTTGAACAGCTTGAAGATAAAGCAATTGACGGTCAGCTTGATTACTCATCCTTTCCGCCGCCCGAATATAAATACTTTTCAAGGCTTGCAAAGGTCGGCTACAACAACCGTCATAAAGGCTGGGACATAAACATCTGCCTTGAATGGCAGGACAAGCTCAGAACGGAGTATAAACGTGACAGAAACGACGCAGACGAATACCGTATGCTCTCACAAAGAATTATGGATAATGTAAAGAAAAGCGCCGACTTCGTCCGTAAGATGTATCAGTCCCAAACCAACGAGCAAACCGTAATCAATGCCCTCCAAGCATTAGAATGCCTAACCAACGAAAACGGCTTAACCAAAAGAATAACCGAAAAATTAAAGGAGAATGAAAAATGATTGAAAAAGAATTAAAAATCCGTGAGGTATCCGGTGATTATGCTTTGGATATACCGTTCGCAGACGGTAGTGTAAACACGATATACTTTAATTCAAAACGAAATGCAGAAACAGTTAAGCATATTATCGAAGTTGACGGAAGTAAACCCAACGAAGCAACCGTGTGTGATATGCAAGAGATTAAGCACGGAAGTTGGGAATATGACAGCGAGGGTGTCGGTTATGCAAATTATTTATGTTCTGAGTGTGGCAACTTTCTCACTTTTTACGAGGACATTGATTTGTATCCATATTGTCCCTATTGCGGTGCAAAAATGGATAAGGAGCGTGAAGTGGATTGACGGTTAAAGATTATTTATATTCGGTCAGGGTTTCGGATAAGCTGATCAGAACGAAAGAACACGAGCTGTCGAAACTTAGACTGAATATTGCACAGGTATCGGTTAAGCAGAACGAGCCTGTTAAGACATCAGGAGTGAATGACCCTATGCGGATTGTTGACAGGATTGCAGACCTTCAGGCTGAAATCAATCGGGAAATTGACAATCTTGTGCGGTTGAAAACTGAAATCCGCAGTAAAATCAACGCACTTGACGATTACCGTTACATTGCAATTTTGACCGAGTATTACATAAATTGTCAGAGGTGGGAGGATATTGCCGAGAGTATGGAAATGAGCGTAAGGCATACCCTGAGATTGCACGGCGAAGCGTTACAGGCGTTCCGAAAAAAGTTCGATTTCTCGTAAAATTATTTTGAAATGTCATTGAATGTCACCCTTACCCTGCGTATAATGGTATTATGAAAGTTTGACAAACAGGACATATGTAAAACTCTCCTAAGATAAAAATTGCACAGACCGCTCTCGTTTGAGGGCGGTTTTGTGTTGTGTGTGGTTATTTTATACAAATTGTTACTTTCTTAATTGTGCGGTTTACAGAAAAATGTAAAATCTGTTGAATTGTGTCAAATAATATGATAGATTAGTGATATATTACAACTAAGGAGAGTTGCATATGAGCGAAGAAAATAAGGCAAAACCCTGTTTTGTTATAATGCCTATATCAGACCAGCCACAATACCCTGCAGGTCATTTTAATAAAATATACGAACAGATAATTGTTCCTGCTGTCAAAGAGGCGGGGTTTGAACCTGTAAGAGCAGACAGTAATCAAATATGTGATTCGATAATGCAAAAAATTTTGAAAAATTTAGTTGAATGTGATATGGCAATTTGTGATTTAAGTTCAAGAAATCCAAATGTTATGTATGAATTAGGAATTCGACAAGCCTATGGTAAAAAAGTAGTTTTGGTACAGGATGATGCTACTGATAAAATTTTTGACGTAGCAGGAATAAATACTGTTTTTTATAAGAGAGATAGATTGTATGAAAATGTTATTAAGGCAAAAGATGATATTGCTAATGCGATAAAGGAAACTTATGCAAATGGTTCATTTTCGTTAATGAGTATAGCAAATTTAGAAAATGCAACTGTAGATAATTCCAAAATTGATGGGGTTGTTTTGGCTAGACTTATGATGCAATCAATATATTCAAAGTTAGATGCTATGGAAGACTCAATAAGACTGCTTTCTAATACGCAAAATGTTAGCGATGAATTAAATTGTGGCCTCAATAATCGTAGTTTTGCACGGCTGGTTATGGAATGCAAAGATGTATTGAGTAATTATCCAGATAATCTCGATTTACTTGTTTCCTGTTATCGAAGATTATCGAGAGCTAATAATGTGATGCTTAATAGTAGGAATGATAAATCTTTTACACCTAAAGACTATCTAAATGTGAAAAATACACTGATAGAATTGAATGACAGAATTAATGCTTTAACGCCTAATACTGATTAATGGAGAGTGCATTTAGTACTCTCTTTTCTTTTGCTTATTTTTAGAATTTTCAGACAAAGAGAGGTGATACCGTGAAAGACAAATTAAATGCAAGGCAGAGGAAGTTTGCGGAATATTATGCGCAGAGCGGTAACACCGTTCAGAGTGCGATACAGGCAGGATATTCAGAAAATTACGCAAACGCAAGAGCGTATGAATTGTTGGAGAATGTTGGAGTTTCAAAATACATCAAGGAGCTTTCCGATAAGCTCAAAGACGAGCGCATTATGAGTGCAAAGGACAGACAGGTTGCTTTGTCCGACATTGCAAGGAATGACGGGCAGGACACCTCCGACAGAATCAGGGCGATTGACACGCTCAACAAAATGACGGGCGAATACACCGTTAAGGTTGACGCAAAGGTTGAGCAGTCCGAAAAGCTATCCGATGTGTTCAGACAGTTGGGCGGTGAGGGGCTGAGTGAGTAACAAATTTCCGCTGTCACAAAAGTATATCGACTTTATCAACACAACAAATGTGTCGGCTGAATTTCTTGAAGGCACTACAGCCTCAGGAAAAACAACAGTCGGAGCAGGCGTTAAGTTTATGCGAATGGTGTCGCAGTCGCCGAAGAAGCTTCACGCAATTGCCGCCAAGACAACTGGTAAAGCCGAAGAAACCATTATTCAGCAGGATAACGGTATTCTCGACCTGCACCGTAACGCAGTTTACTGTGGCAACGGCGACAAGGATTACAAGCTGCCGCATATCAAGTTTGAGGGCAAAATCATCTATATTCTCGGTTACAGCAGTCGGGATAAATGGGAAATGGTTCTCGGTGCGCAGTTTGGGTGCGTTTATATTGACGAAATCAACACCGCCGATATCGAGTTCATCCGAGAGATGTCAACCCGTAATGACTATATGCTTGCAACACTGAATCCCGATGATCCGAGCCTCCCTGTGTATAAGGAGTTTGTCAATCGCTCCCGTCCTTTTAAAAAATATGAAAACGATGTTCCTCCCGAGATTACGGCGGAGCTTACCGAAGAACCTGTACCGAATTGGCGGTATTGGTTCTTTTCTTTTGCCGACAATTTAAGTCTTACACCCGAACAGATTGAAAAGAAAAAGAACTCTGCACCGAAAGGTACAAAGCTCTATAAAAATAAAATCTTAGGTTTGCGAGGCAGAGCAACAGGTCTTGTGTTCCCGAATTTTGAGAGGGCAAGACATATCAAATCAAAAGAGTGGGCAGGAAAGTTTTTGAACTGTAACCGCAAGTCGGAACACTTTGTTCAGTTCACCGCAGGTCTTGATACCGCCTATTCGCAGAAGTCGCCTGACACTATCGCAATGACATTTTACGGCATTACCAATCACGGCAAGTGTGTTCAGCTTGATGAAAGAGTTTATAACAACGCTGAAATGCAAACACCTATTGCCCCGAGTGACACGGTGAAGAATTTTATTGATTTTCTTGACCGCAACCGTGATGAATGGGGCTTTGCACGCACGGCTTTTATTGACAGCGCCGACCAAGCGACTATTACCGAATTTCAAAAGTATAAGCGACAGCACGGCTGTGTCTATGACTTTGCAAATGCATGGAAGAAAACGAAGATTATCGACCGAATCAATCTTGTACTCGGCTGGCTTGCCACCGACTGTTATTTTGTGCTTGAACATTGTAAAAACACGATTGCCGAGTTTGAAATTTACAGCTGGCGAGAGGATAAAGACAACACACCTGAGGACGGTCACGACCATTGCATTAACAGCGGTCAATATGCGTGGCTGCCGTTTAAAAATATTATTGGAAGTGAAATAAATGGGGCTGATTAACAGAATGGCTGAATCTATCAGATCGGGAATTAAAAACTTTTTGCAGATTACTCCTGCAAGCGACAAAACAATTACCGTCACCGAAACAAGCAATCATCTGACCGAGTGCTTTATCAATCGAATTTGGTATTGGGGCAACAGCAGACAGCTTGCGGAGCTGTACAGGCAGATTGATACAAACAAAACTATGTTTTGGGCGGCAAAAAGCACAAAGGGGCTTGAAATCCGTAAAATACACACGGGCCTGCCGGCACTCATCTGCGAAACGCTTGTGAATATCGTAATTGCCGACTACAACGGCACAGATGTTACAAGTAAAAATTCAACCGCTTATGCAGAGCGTTGGGAAGACATTGAAAAGCAGAACAAGCTATCCGACACGGTTAAGCAAATGCTCCGTGACCTATGTGTTGTCGGTGACGGTGCTTTTAAGGTCAGCTTTGACACGGCTGTATCAGATGTTCCGATTGTTGAATGGTATCCTGCCGAAAACATCGACTTTACATATGTGCGTGGCAGAATCCGAGAGGTTAAGTTTTACACCGATTACACGCAAAAACACCGCCGTTACCGCTTTGAAGAAACATACGGTTACGGCTATATTCACTATGCTTTGTATGATGACAACGGCAAAGAGATTGACCTGCACACGGTTGACGCTCTTTCATGGATTGATTCAAAGGGCGTTACATTTGACGAATCATATATGTGGGCTGTACCTGTCCTTTACGGCAAATCGTGCCACAAGGGCAGAGGTGCGGGCATTATCGGCATAAAAACAGACGCTTTCGACAGCCTTGATGAAGTGTGGTCACAGTGGATGGACGCACTCAGAGCCTGCCGAACAAAGCAGTATGTGCCTGATTGCCTTGTTCCGAGAAATCCCGAAACCTGTCAGCCGATATCGCCAAATCCGTTTGACAACCGATTTATCACCGTGGGCAACGATATGTCTGAAAACGGCAACGGCAACAGGATTTACACCGAAAGTCCGCAGATTCAGCACGAAAGCTATTTGAGTTCATACATTACTGCCCTCGACCTCTGCTTACAGGGCATTATATCGCCGTCAACTCTCGGCATTGATACGAAGAAGCTTGATAATGCAGACGCTCAGCGTGAAAAGGAAAAGACAACCCTTTACACAAGGCAGAACCTTGTGAAAATTACGCAGAACGCACTTCAAAGCCTTGTTGCAGTTGTACTCAATGCAGACGGTGAACTTAACGGCAAGGGTATTGTTGAGGGCTTGGAAGTATCCGTAAACTTCGGCGAATATGCAAATCCGAGCTTTGAAAGTCAGGTTGAAACTGTGTCAAAAGCAAGACAGGGCGGTTTGATGTCAGTTGAAACCTCGGTTGACGAGCTTTACGGCGACAGCAAGTCGGAGGATTGGAAAGCCGAAGAGGTGCAGAGAATTAAGGAAGAACAGGGCATTGCAGGCGAAGAAGAAAAATCGGAGCTTGACGATGTGGACCTTACCGACACGGGCAATGAACCCGATAAACCCGAAGATATCGCAAATCAGGACGATGACAGCAAATGAGTAAGCAATGAGTGATTACAACATTAAAGAGGCTTTTGAGAGAATTGAAAACGAGCTTATCGACAGCATGATGCGCAATTTCAGTCGTCACAGAGCCGAAGAAACCAAAGAGGGTTACAACTGGACACAATGGCAGGCTGAACAGCTCAAAAGTCTTGAAGAGTACCGTAAGCACAACGCAAAGAAATTCGGCAAGCGTTTCAAAACCATTAACAGCAAGGTTGAAGAGATGATTCGCACCGCCAAAGCTGACGGAAATGCAAGTCAGGAGGCAGAAATTCTTGAAGCTGTCAAGGACGGTTTCAAAGCCCCGAAAAAGCCGTCAGCACACAGCACAGCCGAGTTTTTTAAGGTGAATGACCGTAAACTTGACGCACTCATAAAATCGACCACAGACGATTTAAAGAGGGCAGAAACGGCAGTTTTGCGTATGAGCAACGACAAGTACCGCAAGGCGATTTTTAACGCACAGGTTGCAATGAACACGGGTGCGGTTACATACGAAAAGGCCGTTGATATAGCTTGCAAAGATATGCTCAACGCAGGTCTTAATTGTGTGGAATACAAGAACGGTGCAAGGCATACGCTCTCGGATTATGCGGATATGGCGGTTAAAACAGCCAACAAAAGAGCCTATCTGCGTGGTGAGGGCGAAAAGCGAGCCGAATGGGGAGTATCCCTCGTTGTTGTGAACTCAAGACAGGGCGGTTGCCCCGATTGTGCAAAATATATCGGCAAGGTGTTTATTGACGATGTTTATTCAAACGGCAAAAAGTCAGACGGAAACTATCCGCTTCTCTCAACCGCAATCAAGAACGGTTTGTTTCATCCGAGATGTAAGGACAGCACAAGTACATATTATCCCGAACTTGATGATTTGGACGCACCGTTGTCTGAAGATGAAATCAAAGAGCTTGACCGTCAGCGAGGAATTGAGGAAAAACAGCAGTATGCACAGCGACAGGCAGAACGCTTTGACCGCCGTGCCGAATACAGCCTCGATGAGGACAATAAACGAATAGCCCAAACCCGAGCCGATGAGTGGCACGATAGGGCGAATACGCTTGAAGAAAAGGCGAAACAATTCTCACTAAACACCAATGAACAGAAATATTACAGACCTGTTTTTGAAGAAGATATATCAAAAACTTTTGAACGCAAAATTGAGGGCGAAACAATTACAATTGATACCCACAAGGCAAATACATTGTGTGACAATGTTTATATTTCAGATAAGGTAAAGCTAAAACGAAAAGAACTTCATAATTTTGATATGCAAGTGAGAAAAGCGTTTGATATGCTCGGAGAGGTTGAAACAAGCGGAAAGCCTGAAATTTGTATTGTCACTCCCGAAGAAATGCGAGTAAATGCTATTGCTTCATATATGCCAATGCAAAATGTTCTAAATGTCAATTCAGCATACTTTTCAACAAGTGATTTGTCAGGCTTACAAGAAAACTTGGCTTGTCCGCAAGACAGATTGAGTACAATTCTGCACGAACTGATTCATTGGCAAGACGCTAAAAATTACAGAGCAAAATTCGGAAGTATTAACGATTATTTTGAATATTGCGATTACCTTAATAAAATTTATGCTCCAAAGGTTGAAAAATTGATAAATAACGGTTATAATATAGAGGATATAAGTGAGTATGCTTTTGAATGCTTAAAAGATAAAGCTATGGATGAAGTGTATAACGAGTACAGAGTCAGCAAACTTTTAGGGTGATGATGGTATGAGATTGATACAAACTGAAGAACAAAAATCTCTATGGAATGCGTTTAAGCCGTACCTTGTAACAAATGGTTTAAATGTCACTTTGCGTGAAGATGCTCCACAAGAAGCTAAAGATGCTGAAGCACTTTACAGTAAGCTTAGAGAGAAACAAAAAATGCAATATCTAAAAGATAGTGGCATAATCTAACCGCTCCGTAAAAAGGGCGGTTTTGTTATATGCAATTCACAAAAACAGCATAAAATTACGAATTGAGCATTTTATAATCGACAGCAATGTTGATTATAGGGTGCTTTTTTGCATTTAAACCCGTCGATTTCGACCAGTTTAGAAAGGTGGTGACAGAATGAAAATCAGAGTAACAACAGCATTTAATGACAGGCAGAACGGCTATGTAACCCGACCTGTGAATGAAGTTTTTGAATGCTCCGAGCAGAGAGCAAAGGAACTCATTGACGGCGGTTTTGCAGAAGAGGTCAAGTCTGACGCTCCCAAAAAGCCGAGAGCCAAAGCAGTTAAAACAGAAAAAACAGAAAAAGCGGATTAAGCACTTTACGAATATGTAAGGTGCTTTTTTATTGTCCGAAGACATTAAACTACGGGAGACACCGTGCAAAACTGAAACAGAGAGACACTCTATAAACTGATTACGGGAGACACCCGAAAAACTGAAAGGATATGAAAAAAATGGCAGAACCAAATCCAACACCAACCCCCAATGAACCGACACCTGCACCGCAGGGAACACCGCAGGGAAACGCTCCTGCCTTTGATTACGACAAGCTCGCAAGCCTTATTACAGGCAAACAAAGCGTGACAGAGGACACCGTGTTGAAGTCTTATTTTAAGGAGCAGGGATTGTCAGCCGATGAGATGAAAGAGGCTATCGGTGCTTTTAAAAAGCAGAAAGCCAAGAACACTCCCGACTTTGCAAAAATGCAGTCGGAAGTTGAATCTGCAAACAACGCAAAGCTTATGGCAGAAGTCAACCAGTCGGCAACCCTCGAAGCCGTAAAACAGGGCGTTGACATTGCAACCGTTCCGTATGTGCTTAAAATTGCAGACTTTTCAAAAGCTGTGACAGACGGCAAGGTCAATGCGGAAAAGCTGACAGAGGCTGTTAAAAAGGTGCTTGACGATATCCCCGCACTCAAGGGCAAACCAGCCGAGAACGGCACAGGAGTTAAGAAAATCGGCGGTGACGGCAACGGTACATCGGACGGTACAAAACCAAAGGCAAATGTTCCTACCAAAAAATGGAACAGATTTAATATTTAACCAAAGAAAGGATTGAAAAAATCATGGCAAACACAAATAACTATGCCGAGCAGTTCAGCCCTGATCTGCTCGAAATTCTCGTTCAGGGTACACTCACATCACCATTCATCACTTCAAATGTAAAGTGGGTTGGCGCAAGAACTTTCCACTTCACACAGATGAGCACATCAGGCTTTAAGAACCACAATCGCAACGGCGGTTGGAACAAGGGCAAATATATTCAGACAGATGTTCCGTTCACCTGCGAACACGACCGTGATATTGAGTTTCTCGTTGACAAGGCAGATGTTGATGAAACAAATTCGACTGCAAGCGTTGAGAACATCTCAAAGACATTTGAACAGACACAGGTTGCTCCCGAAACAGACGCACTTTTCTTCTCAAAGGTTGCAGCAAAGGCTCAGGCAACAGACGGATATCATTCTTCAACAAAGACATCGGAGTGGACTAAGGAGAACGCTTATTCAAAGCTCAAAACAATTCTCTCTGCCGGCAAGCTCCGCAGATACAAGGCAAGAGGCACACTTGTTGCCTATGTGACATCTCACATTATGGACTGCCTTGAACAGTCAACAGAGTTCACTCGCAAGATTGAGCTTACACAGATTGCAGAGGGCGGTATCGGCATTGAAACAAGAGTGACCGAGATTGACGGTTGCCCTATCATCGAGGTTATTGACGATGAGCGTTTCTACGATAATTTCAACTTTAACCCCGATGACGGCGGTTTTGAGCCTGCAACAGGCGCTCACAAAATCAATGTTCTTGTTGCCTGCGGTGAAACCTGCAAGACTGTTCCGAAGATTTCAAGCATTTACTTCTTTGCTCCCGGCTCACACACAGAGGGTGACGGCTGGCTCTATCAGAACCGTTCACTTTCCGACACATTCGTATTCCCGAACGGCAAGGACGGCAAAATTGACAGCATTTATGCCGATGTTGACACAACGGCGGTTGCGTAATGTATGCTGATTACATTGAACATCAGGGCGGAGATGAAAACAGTATTATCTCTGCCGAACACATTGATGTTCTGACTTTTAACCGCATTGATTTTGAAAAACTTTCGGAAATGCAGAAGAGAATCATCGGCAGAGTGCATAGCAGACTTACTGCTTTTGAAGAAGAAAATGCCGATATGATTTCTTCCTACCTGAAAAGCTATTCAATCAACGGCACATCAATGGAATTTGGCGTAAGCTGGAACTTAATGTGTATCAGCGGAGTGGCAATTCCTGCCGACCTCTATGCGTTGCTAAAATCAACAGGACTTTGTTATCCTGCAATCTGAAAGGTGCGTGAAAACCGTGAAATTTCCGTCACTTGTAAAAAAGCAGTTCTGCAAAACTCCTGTCGAGGTCACAATCTACGGTGAGGGTGTTACCGAAGACGGAGCACCCCTGACCGTGTTTGAATGCAAAAATCTGTATCCCTCCGACAGCTTGTACCCGTCAGCAACCCTGCACGGTGGCTCTGCCTTGTGTAATATGCAGTCAAAGGCAAAGACGGTCTATACCAAAGAGCAGAAAATTGTTCAGGTGTCGGCTGTCTTGCTTTTTGACGGCGACATTGCTCCCGACAGCCCCACTTTAAGCGGTGGCTTTGTAATCCTTGACGGCGTAAAACGAAACATCGTACAGGGTACAAAACACCGCAACCCCGACGGCAAAGTTAATTTTACGGAATTGGATGTGATTTAATGGGATTTTCGGTATCATCAAAAATCAAACTCAATATGCCTGTTGTAAAACAGCTTGATAGGGCAAAGCAACAGGCTCTTGAACAGACAGGTGACGCACTTCTTACACGGGTGAAAAACAAGCAGGTAATGCCGTTTGATACAAGCATACTTCAAGACGATAGTACCGCTGTTGATTATTCACAAAGTGCAAAGGGGATAGTTAAAATTGTGTCAGATACTCCGTATGCAAGACGGTTGTATTTTCATCCCGAGTATAATTTCAGCCGTAAGGAAAACATTGCCGCCGGCGGTAAATGGTTCTCACCGTGGCTTGAGGGCGGTACACGGCAGAATTTTTGCAGTCGGGCATTTGTGAGATTATACAGAAAGGAAGCAGGACTTTGATTTACTTATCGGACATCAGAGATTGGCTCAAAAGCGTTACCTCAGCCGAGCATTACTACATCGGCAAGCTCGACAACAAGCAGGATAAGTCAATAGGTGTGTATTCATTAAAGCAGTCGGGAACACCCACAAGGGCAATCGGCGGTGAAAGTACCTACGATACAATAAGCGTGTCTTTGCTTATCCATTACACCGACAACGCAAGAGAAACCGAGGAGTTTGCACGCAGACTTTACGAAACGCTTTACGGCATTAAAAATGTTGAAATTAAGGAACACAAAATCTATATAATCGAACTGCTCACGGAAGAACCCATTGATGTGGGAACAGATGACAAGGGTGTGTATGAGCAGGTCATTGAAGTTAAATTTTATTACGAAAGGAAGTAATTTTATGGCAAAGGTTGAATCGGGAGTATTCCCGTGCTATGAAAATCAGTTTGCGGTTGGCAAGACAGGAACAGAATCCGCCACGACAAATATTGCTAACTGCGAAGAATTTTCCGTTGCATTTGACAACGGTGTCGAGGAATGGACAGCCTTTGAAAACGAGGGCTGGAAGTCAAGGCTTATGACTGCTAAGTCAATCACAATTTCGGTAAAGGGTAAGCGTACAATCGGTGACGCAGGTAACGACCAGATTGCCGCATTGTCATTTGAAAACGGCAGAAAGGTAGAAGTTCCGTTTATGTGGACTTTCCCCGACGGCTCAACCGTCCTCTTTAAAAATGCAGTTGTATCCGTTACATCAAACGGTGCAGGCGCAAGCACGGGTGTTGCTCCGCTTGAATTTGAAGTTATGTCAAACGGCAAGCCCGTATATACAGCAGCCACTTAAAAAACGAAAGGAATGAACGATTATGTCAAAGTTAATTGATATTACAGACAAGCTTAATTTTGAGGAAAAGCCGAGCGTCAGAGTTAAAAATGTTGACCTTGCAATCAACAATGACGCAGTTTCAATGCTCAAAGTTGCGGCACTTTTTGAGGACGGCAACGGTAAAAGCAAAGATGTTATCGAAATGTATCATCTTCTTTTTGATGAATCCGAGAGAGAAAAGATTGAAAAGTTAAAGCTGAATATGCACGATTTCAACGCCCTTATCAGCGAATCCGCCAAAATTGCAACAGGCGATTTGACTGACGAGGGGGAAGCTCAGACCCCGGCTACGATCTGATTGATGACTTTGATTTAATCGTGTCGAGCTTTCGCTCGGAGTACGGGGTCAGCATTTATTCAAAGGATTTTGCAAAAATGAGTTGGAATGAGTTCTGCTCACTTCTGCAAGGCTTAGGACCCGAAACACCGCTTGCAAGAACGGTTCAAATTCGCCTTGAAACCGACAAAGAGGTCTTGAAAAACTTTACTTCGTCACAGCATAAAATCCGCAACAAGTGGCGGTCAAGAAATGTAAAACACTATTCAGACGAAGATATGAACACTGTTCTTGCAGAATTTCAAAACTTCTTCGCTAATCTGTAAATTTGTACATAATTTTCGTTGTATCTGCAAAATTCTTGACAATGTTAATATATAGTGATAAAATGTAACATACACTAACAAATTTATTAAGGAGAGTGTATGTTTATGAAATGTCCACATTGCGGAAACGAATTAAAGGACGATGCAAAATTTTGCGACAAGTGCGGTGCAGGCTTTGGCGGAAACGATTCAACCTCGGCAACCGTAAATCCTGCAAATGCGAAGAAGAAAATTTACAAGCGTTGGTATTTTTGGGTTATTATCGTTGTTGCTATTATGATTGTTGGCGGTGTAAACGGTGCAATTAACGGTAACAGCAGCTCAAACAAATCAAAGCAGGAAACTACTGTTGCAAATCAGAGTTCAGAAAAAGCAACTGAAAAAGCGACAGAAGCACCGACCACAAAAGAAGTTGCAACAGAAAAGCCTACTAAAGACCCGAAGAAGGTTGAAAAAGAATTTAAAGACGGTTGCAAAACAATCGACTTTAAAACTCTTTCAAGAAACCCTGACAAGTACAAAGGTAATGACTACAAGTTTGAAGGTCAGATTATTCAGGTTCAGGAAGGCTGGGGCGATTCGGTTGACCTGAGAATCAATATAACCAAAGAAGAAAATGAGTATCTTGATGAACCATTGTGGACTGATACAATCTACGCAACAGTAGAAATTCCTGACGGCGCGGACAAACTCCTTGAAGATGATGTAATCACATTCTGGGGAACTTGTGACGGCGACTATACATATGAAACCGTAATGGGCAACAATGTGTCACTTCCGAAAATCGACATCAAATACTACGAACTCAACAAATAAAACAAAAAGCCACTCCAAATGGGGTGGCTGTTCTTTTGCAAATATTTTATTAGCGTACATCATAACGGTGTGCGCTGTTTTTATGCCTGTTTTTAAAAAATCTAAAATGAAAGGAAGTGGTGAATATGGCGACAAAGGCGGGTGAAATTGAGCTTGATGTCAGGCTTACGGGTGATGA